TCCCGCAAATATGATATTGGGGAGATTCTTGATATTGATACCAGTTGAAAAGATGGATGCCATTGCAATACAAATGATATTATCATTCTTTTCCATCATGTCAATTATTTTTTTGCGTTCTTCGACTTCCATTTCGCCCTTAACAAAGAACACTCTCTTATCAGATCGGGAAGACATAAGAGATAATAACATATCTCCGTGATCAAGATGATTAACCATGACAAGGACATTACCACTGATTGAATCAGCCAATTTAGCGATGATTTGATTTCTTTTTTCGTGTTTGTATAGATATTCCAGTTCATCTTTATATTTTAATTTTTTACCTTTAATTGGGGGGTGATTGAGTTGCAGGGCGGTGATTTCCACATCAGAAATATATCCCTCATCCCTAAGTTCCTTGGATTTCTTTTCATATATGACGGAGCCAAATGTTCCGATTGTTTTCCATTGGTCAATGGATTTATCGGAAAGCGTCCCCGTGAATCCGAATTTGTTGGGGGTGTGGATTTTGTTTATAATCTTGGATATGCCAGCGGTATTATTAATTTTATGCGCTTCATCACATATGAGAAGATTCACGCTCAAAATCCAAGGATTATTGGTGAATTGAGCAAGAAGGTTCTCGGAATTGCATATCACAACTTGGGTATCTTGTGGTTCGTTACCTCCAGTCCATCCTGAATACGTGAATGTCACACCATAATCCTCGAAATCACCCTGTAATTGGTTCACAAGAGACAATCCGGGAACTACTATGAGACATTTGAAAGTATCATTTGATACGTTTCTCATATAATTTTCAACGAGTAGAGCTTGAGCTAACGATTTCCCGGCAGATGTCGCCAATAGAAATGTCCCGAATCCTTTTTTTAGTCCAGCAATTACCGAATCCTTCTGATAATAACGAGCATCATATTTCAGTTCATTCCAAAATTCTCCAATTTCCACCCCACATTTCAATCTCTTTTTAAAAGCATCTGTTAGGGAAATGTCGGTGATCTGGTTATCGCGGAGATATTTCAGAATCTCCCCATGAAAACCAAAATCAAACAATCCGGTGGGGGTAATGGCATACTTACGATCCTTCACGAAACGGTTGCCTTTCTTTTTGGCGAAGAATGCCCCATCGTTCTTGACTGAAAAATGACTACGAATCATCCCAAGGGTGTCAGAATCAGTGATGATCTGTCCTTGTCGCTTGGATGATTTGTAGTCAAAAGTTATCATTTATTTTCCAATGTTTCCCACCGAAATTCCAACATATCGGCCAAATATCTTAATGAATCCGCCAATTTGATATGATCATTATCATCATGATTCATTCTAATATGTGCGACGAATTGTTGTCCCTTGGAATTTTGTGTTGTTGGATTATCAGTTTCTATCCAAATTCTATACAACCCAATATCCACTTCGTATGAATTAATATTAAATATCATAATCTAGGATTCTTGCATTTGTTTCAATAATAAAATATTTTTTATATCTTGGGATATAAAAGTAATCACGCTTACTACCCTATCGAGGTATTCAACCATATACTCGATTTCCTTGATCTTCTGGTTGATGTTCTCCAGCGATGGAGTCTTGTCCAGATCGTCCATCACTTGCTTGTTGAGAGCCACAGGAGACTCTTCCATCAGCTTCTTCTGTAGGGTGTGTTTGGTAGCTGCCTTGAGCTTGTAGAGCTTGTCCTTCTCGATCTTCGCATCAATCAGACGGCATACCCAGAAATGCTTCTCTGCGGGAACACGCTTAATCACGGATTCGAGTGAAAAGTCGTCAATGTGAACGAACTCTTCAAATTGTGCTTGGTATTTTTTAATTAATTCTAAACTCATAATTTTACATGAAAGCTCCCCACTTGATTTGGCTTGCGGCATCTTCCACAAATTTTTTAATAACATCTCCATGACATTTATTAGGAGCGCAATAACAGACAAGATTTGTATCCTTATCATCCAATTCCCTATCAACCAATTCTTTAATAACTTTGTTAATCGCAGCATCGTTGAAATAAGAATACTCCAAATATTTATTATATCCTTCAATCGCTTCTTCCACTGTGTCCACCTTATACAGAGCTTGGGGATGATTGGATTCCTTGTGGTGATAAGGATTGCCCATGACGCTACCGCGCCCAATGTAGAAATCATCGGGAGTTGGTTTATGTGTCTTTTTGTCCACCACTCGTATCATTTACTAAATAATAACATGAACCAACCTTTTGTCAATGATAAGTTTGAAATTGCCAACATTTATCAACAGATGTTGAACGAAGACATGACAAGCGGAGGTGCGTTTGGGGGTGATATTGCTGGTCATGCGGGAATGGAGAACACGGATTGGTTTGCTCCGGGAGATGCCAGAAATCCTTATTCATTGGGAATCACTACGAGAAATGGTGCTTTGAAAAAGAAAAAGGGTAAAAAACGTGTGAAGAAAAAAGCTAGAGTTTGAAAATAATCAAGATTCTTTAATTCTTTTTCTAGCAATTTCACAATATTCAGGATTTAAATCAAATCCAATATAATTCATACCAAGTCTTTTCGCCACTATACCTGTGGTTCCCGATCCCATGAAAAAATCAAGGACAACGCCCTTTTCTGGACATCCACTTTTCAACATTCTCTCCACCAATTCTTCGGGAAACGTTGCGGTGTGAACCGATTTATTGGGTTTGGTGTTGATTTTCCACACTGCTCTCATGGATCGTCCTCCTCTTTTCTTCATGGATTCTAAAATCCTTCGTTTGGTGTCACTTGGATTTTGAGCATTTGATGATTCATAATCTTTGGTTGCTTCTCCCGTGTAAATCTCATCGGGATTGGAAGCGTTTGCAAATGGTTCAATTTGTTGATTGAAGAAATATTTTTTATTTTTCGTAAACATGAAGATCGTTTCAAAATCAACTGTAAATCGATCTGTGACACTTTGGGGGAGCGCATTCCCTTTATGCCAAACGATATTATTTCTCAATAACCATCCTCTGTTCTGCATCTCAATGGCAAAACGAAATGGTATCAAAGCCAATTGTTTTTGTTTTCTCCAACCTCCTAATTTTTCCTTTGGTTTTTCTGCGAACTTAAATGATTCCTTTTTGGTGTTTTCCTTTCCTTTCCACACACCTTTACCACTTCCAAGGTAAGTGTCTCCAAGATTTACGAACACGACACCATCATCTTTCAAAACACGATAGACTTCATCATAGTAATCACATAATTGATTTACAAATTCTTCTGGTGTCTCCGCACATCCAAATTCTTTAGGGTCATCTTCTGTGTATTTTCTCGTGTTTAGGTAGGGTGGAGACGAAACACAACAATTGATAGATTTTGACGGAAGATTCTTCAATCCTTTCAAAGAATCAACATTTTCGATATAATTTACGTTCATGAAATGACATTATCACGCCAAAAATGGAAATCAAGTAGATAAATTATCTGATAAAATTGTACATCTATTCCCGCCCACCACCCCTAATTATATTCACCATATTCGTTTGTCAATAGTCTAATATGAATTATTTTTAAAGTTATGATTTATGTACATAAGACCATGCCCACCCTCCTCCCTATACCTTAACATGACTATTTTGATTGTCAATAGCGTAATAATTAATTATCTTATTATTAGTTTTTGATTAGATATTAACTATGATTAAAGATAACTAAAGAAAGAAAACAAAGAAAAAAAATTAATTCTAATAAATACAATCAATCAGCTTACTAAAGCGTACCAACGCTTATCATTAGATATTGATTCAGATTAATTATAATTAAATATAAATGGAAAAAAATTCAGAAATCCCCCAAACCACATGGAAAAATTTCCCAACCGATACGGAAGGTGTTATGGGATTTGTTTATCTCATTCGCAACAATCATCCAGATGCCACTCGGAAATACTACATTGGTAAGAAACAGCTTCTCAAGCGTGTGAAGCGCAAACCATTGAAAGGTAAGACACGCAATCGCATTTCATTTGTGGACAACGATGTGGAGAAGTATTGGGGATCGTCCAAGGAATTGCTATCAGATATTGAGAAATACGGGATTGAGCATTTTTCAAGGGAAGTGATAGAGGTATGCCACTCAAAATTTCATATGACATACAGTGAGCTTCTTTGGCAGATCAAATGTAATGCTTTATTGGATCAAAGATTCTACAATGGCATTCTAAATTGTCGCATTGGGGTAATTCCGAAAGGATTTGTTGACATTGAGCGTGATCCTGATACACTTGGGTTATGACTAATGAAATCAGACCATTAATACTTGATCCTGAAAATTATCCAGAAGATCGAATCTCAAATAAGAACAAATTGGATGACATAAAATATTCATATCTTGATATGCTTGATGCGTGGATAGCTGGAAAGAAAAATGAACAACAATATAAATCTGGAGATGATAATGCTCCTGATTTTATCACATGTTTGAAGCAACACGTAAATGACAAGAATTCAATTTGAAAATAGAAAGATCATCGACATTGATGAGATATTTCGGGAT